TAGCATTAGGCACAGAAGATGGGTATCTTACTGAAGTATTAAATGAAGACACTGTTACTGCTGCTACAGTAGTAGGGCATGGTGCTACTGGCAGAGAAACACAGAATGCAGTAGACATATATTATAAAGGAATTAAAGTACAAACTTATACAGATGTATTTGCTGTACCTGAAGGTGTTGATATTAGAGATTTTGTTTTTACTAAACAGCCTGTAATATCAGGAAGTATTCTCGCGGTGGTATTCGGGTCAACTGGGTCTATAATAGGGTCGGCTAATCCTTATTCATTTGTAAAAGATGAAGGGGTATATGGGGGCTCTATTTATGGGCTAGATAAATTATCTTTTCAAGATCCATTGGATACTACTTATGGAACAGTATATGTAACTTATTCATATAATGCGTTATCCGAAGATTTACAAACAGTATTTTCAAAAACTAATAAAGATCTTTTAGATGTTGATGTACTTGTAAAAACAGCAACCGCTATATTTATTGACATGGATTTAGATATTACTTTATTAAGTGGTTTTGATAGTGTTTATGTATCATTAGAGATTCAAAATAATATAGCAGTCTTTTTAGATAGTTTAACTATTGGAGAAGAGCTACAAATGGCAGATGTTGCGAGAGAGATATTAAATACAGCAGGTGTAGATGATGTGTTATTACCATTTTCTACTTTTGTTGCAACTGATGGCAGTCTTTCACCTAATGCTGCAAATAATTTAGCAATTCCTGCTAATGGATATCCTGCGGTAGGAACAATAACTATTAATACGGTTATATAAATGGCAATTTTTCTTAGATGGTCTGATTCCTCAAAAGGTTCGCAAGAACAACTTTTGATATCAATGTTTTCAACATTGTCACCTAGATACTATCCTACAAATGTATTAGGATCAGGACTTTATGATATATTAGGCATGTATGCTGATGAGCTTGTAGATTTGTATGATGAAACGCAACAAATATTTGATGACTTGTCTGTTGAAACTGTAAGATCCGCAATTATAGGTACAAGAAGTACTCCTAAAATGTACGATAATTTTGGAGTTTTAGTAAAATCTGCTAGAAGATTTAATCAAGACTTCGAATTATTTAAATCTGGATCCGTTGTTCAAAGTTATAGACAACAATTAAGATTTTTAAGTTTTGCATTTTTGGAAGGTACGAGCGTTGCGGGATTAGAGACATTAGGCAGATCTTTTACAGGAATGGCACCTTCAATAGAACAGCACATTAAGGCAAATCCAAGATGGATATTAACTACCTTTACTGGATCTATATTAACAGTAGGTGAAGATTTTGTAGTAGTAAACACGCATATTCCAAGAATTGGTAATGTACTTCCTGTAAATGACGTAAGTATCTTTTCTCCTGGAGATGACTTTACTATGTCATTTTCACATTTAGGATCTAATACTAAATTATCTGGAGAAGATTTATACTATAATAGTATTGTTAATACTTATTATGTTGATCTTGCAGGACTTGGTACTTCTTCTGCGGAGAATCTTACATCACAAATAGAATTTCAAACTTTACGACAAATAAGATCAGATCAACAATTAAGAGCACTTTATAGTTCAGATTTTGAGTATTATCGACCATATTTAGCATATTCTGAATCCGTGAGCTTAGAAGGATCTGGGGTAGGAGTATCTGGATCAATACCAGATTTAACATCTGATTTTGCTATTCATCCTGATGGTTTTTTATATAATGTAGGAAGATTACATGCAACAGGTTCGGTACATATTACACCTGTCATTGATTTAGAACCTGCACAACCAATTGATGAGGAAATAGAAACTGTATTTCAGGAATATAGATGGTCTTATGACTGGATGGTAAACACAAGAGAATATGGATCTTATGCAGTTGAAGTACGTCAATATTCTGAAGAAGTTATTCCAGATGGAATTTATTATATTCCTATTGTAGATGTTGAAGATGCGTTACCACCAATATTGCCCGAAATATCTGGGTCTATGAGAGCGCATTGGTTTAATGTACAATCAGGATCTATATTTGATGCACATGGTCTTAATCCTCTTGAAGCAGCATCTGTACCTACATATACAAATATACTTTCAAGAGATCCTAGAAGATATTGTTTTCTATATGATAGTAGTATAACTTTTGAGGCTACCGCAGGAGGGCATCCTGAATTAGATTTTAGTGATTCAATGTATCTAGAAATGTGGCTATTAAGATTAAATGCTAGTGGTTTTGCTACTGCTGCTGATGCACTTGTAGTACAACGTACGCAAGGAACAGATTATTATAAAGTATCAATAGATTCAAGTGGGTATAACTTAGAATTTGAAATAAAAGATTCAAGTGGTACTGGCTACGCATCTGCTGATATATCAGATTATTTGGATTTAGGAGTATCAGACTATCCTCATTATTTCGCAGTATCTTATGTATCCGGCAGTGTATTCTTTTATGCGGATGGTACACAAATAGGTACGGCAAGTATAACAACACCTTCAAGTATTCCTTCATTACCTCTAGGTACTCAGAGTATTTCTACGGCTATCGCGGAGATAGGGATTGATGAAATTTTACTTTCAGAAGGATATTTAGATGAGAATACCGCAGAAGAGAATTTTTTAAGTACACGTCCAAGAATAACTGGTACAGGTATTCCATCTGGCAGTGTAGAAAGATATCATCAAGCTAAATTTGTATTCAATGGCTATAATGTAAGAGATATTGAATTACATCAATTTAGTATCAGAGGAGTTCATTCAGGGTCAATTGCGAAATATTTAAATCCATATTACAATTATCCGTATGTGTTACCTTTGTTTAAGAAATTATAAAAGGAAAGATTACCATGGAAAGATCTAATTTTTTTACGGATCAAGATGTCTTACAAGAAGACTTAAATAACATTGAAACCTCTAAAGGGAACCAATTAAAATATAGAGCTCAATACATGCTCGGAGCTTCAGGAGGAGTTAACCAAGCAACCCCTGCTAGATCTGCCTCCATAGATAGAGGGGGAATATATTTTAATATGGGCGGATATATTACAGATCCTCCTACTTATTCAAATTATTTTTATCCTTCTGCCTTATCATCTACATCGATTAGAATTTTAGAAGGGGCCGCATTAGATGCCGGGGGCGAAGTACTTATAAATCCCGCGACAATTGATATGACGAAAGGTAGCACAGGCACTAATTATGATTGGTCTACAGCAGGATTAGGATATCCTCAACTATGGTATGTAAAATTATTATATGCTGCTGCTAGTGGGTCTTTTAAAGCTAACGATGCAGGTACTTCTTATCCTACGCGTTATACAGATGATTTTTTAATACAAGTAGATTACACTGCACCTACCGCAGAAGAAATATTATTAACTTCATTTTTAAGTGATGCCTCTGGTAATATTTCTGGAAGTATAGTAGATGAAAGAGCTTTTGTAAGAGTTATGACTCCTGCGAACGCTGTAGTTCTTGATAGTTCTATTGCGCCTGTAGGATCACATTATACTGTAGAAGACCATATAACATCAGTTGGAACAGGTACTCCATCAACTGTAAATCCGCATGGTATTACTGGAACTGATTTAGGAATAACAGATACTGTAGAACCTCATAGAAAAGAAGCACATACACCAGGTATTATAGATGTTACAGGAGAGTATTTAAATTCTGCTGCTTTTAGAGATTCTTACTTAGGTACACCTACTGATGTGGGAGCGGATGTAGAAATTGGATGGACTGGTGCAAATGCAAATGCTTATATGATGGTAAATGGTACAACTTATAAACCAACACTTGTTACATTTAGCTTGGTAAACCACCCTGATATGACAGCTGGAGGAGATGGTACATATTGGATTTATTTTGATAACACTAGTGCAAGTGTTTATAACACAAGAGCAACCACAGTTAGTTTAGATACGTATAAAGCTGCTGATAAATTATTATTATGTAAGATATCAAGATTAAATGGGGGTAGTGATTATTCTAATTTTGTAGATTTGAGAAGATTTTATGGAACATCTCAAGCTAGTATTGCGGTAGATTCAACGGAACAAGCTACACTAGATACGCTTAATAGTGTATCTTCATTACAAAGTAATTTAAATAGAATAAGGTATCAATTAGGATTATCTTTGTCAGGCGTAGGTTCAGCATGGGCTGGAAGTAATCCTTTAACTGCAGGACATACTACAGGGCTTGCAGATGATTATCATTATCATTCATCCTTTCCATATATTCTCACTATTAATGATCAGAGCATATGGTCAAATGTTGGGTATTATATAAATCAGTGGAGTGGTAAAAAAGCTGGAATGATGGTACACACAAATATGAGCCAGACTGTATTACATTTAGTCTCAGATTATTCAGGAGCTAGTAACCCAACTACTGCAATGTTAGCTACGGGTTCTATGGGTGCTATAAGTGTTGCGGGTAATTTGATTTTTGCTAGACATGCAGCTGGTATTCCAACAGTTACTAACGGGTCTGCTTCTGTTGCTGATGCATGGCATACACATGCACATCCAGCATCTGGATCTTTTGTAAATGGTTACGCGCATAATCAAATGAAACAAAATCCAACAAATTCCCCTATATATGCAACTGGCTGGGCGCATGATAATGGTACTGGAGGGAATTTATCATTGTATATGGGAGAAACATCTGCGTCAGTTGCAGCGGGTGGGGATAATGAAGTACATATACAAAAGCAGACAGCACCATCATCTGGTAATGCATCAATATTTGCGGTTATTCCACCCGGATTTTTTTATAAATGGTATTATACTCCAGGGTCACTTTTAGCACTTAGGACATATGATTTTCCTTCGGCATCTATTGACGCATAGTAAGATTTTTTTTATAGCACATTCATAAGAAGGGCAAATGTTCCGAATTATATTTATTCGTGTATATAAGTAGTAATGTTATGCCGCAATTACTACTTTTTTTTTTAATTTAAACATATCTTGAGGTTTACATGGATTCAAAAATTAAAATTTTGATGGTTTCAGATGATATAAGAATGTATACAGGCGTAGGGATACAAGCACGCAAGTTATTAACCGCGTTAGCTAAGAATCCTGATTTTGAAGTAGTACAAATTGGGCAAGGTATACTTGCGCAAGATCCTAGACCTGTAATGTTCGAAGGAGTTAGGATATACCCACGTTTTGATTATGGTGATTCAAACATTTTAAGGGAAGTAATAGCATATGAAAAACCTGATATTGTAATTCCTTTTGGGGATCCTAGATTTTTTACTTATTTATTTTCTATGGATTCTGATATTCGTAGAAACTCACCTCTTGTATATTATCATCTTTGGGATAATTATCCTTTTCCGCAATTCAATACTCCTTGGTATAAAGCATGTGATGAACTTGTTTTGATAACAAAGTTTGCATATGATATGTATAAATCAAGTGGCTGGGAATGTTCTTGGATCCCTCATGGATATGACGATGAAGAATTTGTAAAAACAGAAGAAGCAGATTATGGTAGTTTAAAAGACGATTTATTGAGAAGTGCTAAAAGAGATAATATTGATTTTATATTTTTATGGAATAATAGAAATTTACATCGTAAAAGAGGTGCTGATCTCATAAGGGCATTTCATGATTTTTGGGGTAATAATCAAAATACCATGTTAATTATGCATACAGACCCAATAGCCCAAGGAGGGTTTGATTTATTGTCTGTACATGACGATTTAACTCCTTCACCTGATATTCCTATAGTGTTTAGTTCTCAAAAAGATGTTTCAAAGTTATTACAGAAATTATATAATGTAGCAGATGTTACAGTTAATATTTCCTATAATGAAGGGTTTGGATTATCTACAGGGGAATCTTTACTTACAGAAACTCCAGTGATTGTAACAAATACTGGCGGAATGACAGAACAGGTAATAACAGAACAAGGAAATGCTGGATATTTATTAGAACCTATAATCCAACAAATATTAGGGGTTCCAGGAAATTCTTATATATATCAAGATCTTGTATCACATGATCAAATTGTAAAATCATTTGAAACAGCATATGCAGATAAAAAAACTGGCGCCCTTAGTGAGAAGGGGAAGATAGGAAGAGAGCACATTTCTAAAAATTATAATGTTACTGGTACTATTGCTAAATGGACTTCTTTTTTGAAGGAAGTAAAAGGTAAAAATTATAATTTTAAACCATATAGATTTTTCTCATTACCACATAAAGAAGAGGTTAATAATGTTAAAGCGTAATGTATTTTTAAGAGCATCCTTATATTCACGCAGTGGTTATGGGGAACATTCTCGCGATATATTAAAAGCGTTATGGGACGCAGGATCTTTTAATATAAATATCCATCCAACGCGTTGGGGAGAATCTTCTTTAACTTCAAATCTTGATACACAAATGTTGGATATATTGAGGTTTTGCTCACAGAATAAAGTAGAACAGAAAGATTCAATTTTTATACATGTGGGATTGCCTTCTGAATTTGAAAAATTAGGAAAATATAATGTAGGCATTTCTGCAGGGCTTGAAAGTGAGACTATGCCGGAAGAATGGGTTAAGAAATGTAATACTATGGATTTAGTTGTCGTACCTTCTACTTTTGGGATGCAGCTTTTTAAGAGATCTGGAGTATCAGTTCCTATATTAGTTTGTCCTGAAGGTGTTAAAACTGATATTTATAATGATAAAGCTCCACCTTTTGAAATACCTGATATTACTACAAATTTTAATTTCCTCACAATGGGGCAATGGCTTCCTTACGATATTTATAAAGACAGGAAACAAATAGGGTTTTTAATAAAGCAGTTTATTGATACATTCCGATATACTAAAGATGTGGGATTGATTATAAAAACGTATTCAATGAATACGGAGACTCCCGATTCTTATTTTACATTAAAGAGATTTAAAGACCTTATTAAAAATAATGGTGATGAAGGTGTTCCTCCTGTATATTTTGTACATGGCGATTTAAGTGATGAACAATTAGCTGGAATGTATACACATCCAACAGTTAAGGCATTCATTACATTAACTAGTGGAGAAGGTTGGGGAAGGTCTTTAGCAGAAGCTGCTGCCTGTGGTGTTCCTGTGATTGCTCCTGATTGGTCTAGTTATAAAGATTTTATAAATAAAAAATATTCAACTTTATTACCCGTTAAAATGGAAAAAATAGCGGCAGAAGTAATACAATCATATAAAGGGATATTTCCTACAGGCTCTAGGTGGGCAATGGTTACACCTGGCGATGTTTCAAATGAATTAAAGAAATGTCATATGAATTATGACGCGTATAAAGCAAGGGCAGAAGAATATGTACCTATATTTAAAGAAAAATTTGGATTTAAAAATTCTTATGACCTATTAATTCAAAAAATAATAGAAATTACACCTGGCGCAGTAGAAGCAACACCAGGATTAAGGATAGTGAAAACATGACGTCAACAGAAGAACCAATTAAAGTTCCATTAAAGGTGATGGGGTTTATTGTAGAAAAAATAAAAAGGCCTGTTCCCCGTAAATGGACCTTCAAACCTGAGGAAGACATTACAGTACAAGAATTGTGCTTATTGCTTCCTTTTTTGTTTACATCTGGCAAACCTGGAATATATTCAAGCGATCTAGAATATTTAGAAACGCAGAATATCCTTCGACATTTATTAATAGAGGATGCATTGGAAGTATTGGATCCTAAGTTTAAAGTCGACCCTAAGTAAAGAATAGTAATAAATTTAACATTATAAAAGAGAGTGATATGGGCGAAAATATATTATCAATAATCGTACCTGTTTTAAATCAACTTATGTTCACACAGAAGTTTGTTAATTCAGTTCTAGCACAAAAAGTACAAAATTATACTAAAACGCAAATTATATTTATAGATAATGGTTCAGATATTGATACTAAGAATTATCTAGCAGGGCTAGAAAGTAGTGATGCCGTAGAATTTTATTGCATTACTAATGAAACAAATCTTGGGTTTTCAAAAGCTGTAAATCAGGGCATAAAGTATGCATTAGAGTCGGAAGAGATTACAGATATTCTAGTTACTAATAATGATATAGAATTTTTAGATGATTGTTGGGATTCATTAAGGAACACCGCATATAAAAGTGAAGACGTTGGTATTGTAGGAGGTCAATTACTTTTTCCGGATGGTAGGATTCAGCATGCAGGTGCGTGGCTTAATATGCTGGGATGGGGACAACATAAAGGAACATCTGCTAAAATGGATGATCCTTTTTTCGTTTTAACTGAAGGGGAACAAGAATATGTTACAGGCGCGTTATTCTTTATTAAGAATGCAACTGTTAAGGAATTAGGATTATTTGATGAACAATTTTCTCCTGCATTTTTTGAGGAAACTGATTATTGTTACAGAGCCCACTTAGCTGGTTATAAAGTAATATATTGCCCTCTTGCAAAAGCTATACATTATGAAAACACTACTGGTAAAAGTATTTACAAAGACCAAGATGCATTGAAAAAACAGATAAGCGATAAGAATCAACTTAAATTTTATCAGAAGTATGGAAAACCTTTTGAGTTTCCTGAAACTGCTAACAACAAATGCAAGGTTTTATTACATGGTAAAATATATGGGGATTGGTCATTCAGCGGTTCACTACGCAGACTCGCAATAGGTTTAGAGAATGCGGGTGTAGATGTATCTATTGCACCTGAAGAATACCATGAAACAGCTAATATGCAGGATTGGCGCATAAAGAAAATGATATTGAAACCCAATGACTATTGGAATAGAACAGTAATACGACATAGTGAAGGTGATCACATGTATATGATGCCTCCTGGTAATCAGAGAATTGGATATGTCGCATTAGAAAGTAGTAAATTAAATCCGTTATGGGTAGATCAATTAAATCATTTAGATCAAGTATTTGCTGTTTCCACTTTTGTTAAAAACGTATTAGTTGAAGGGGGCGTAACAGTGCCTGTTACCATACTTTCTAACTGCGTAGATACTGAACATTATAGCCCAGATGTTAAACCATACCCTTTGCAAGAAGAAATGCAAGACAAGTTCATGTTTTATTCTGTGTTCAGTTTTTCTGACAGGAAAGGCCCCGATATATTATTAAAAGCTTTTATACAGGAATTTGATATAGATGAAAAAGTAGGATTATTTCTTCAATGTCCTTCTTTATTATTTAATCTGAAAAGGAATAATATAGATGTAGAAACATGGTTTAATGCATTTGTACCTGGCAAGAAAAGACCAGCTACTTTTGTTACGTCTGGTGGCATTCCTGATGAAATTTTTCCTAACATAATAAATAATTTTGATGTATTTGTATTACCTACTCGTGCAGAAGGGTTTGGTTTGCCTATATTGGAAGGCATGGCATGTGGTAAACCTCCAATAGTTACTGGGTATAGTGGTACTTTGGACTTAGTTGACGATACTAACGGGTGGCTTATTGATTATGATTTAGAAGACATTCCTTTACAATATTTACCTTACTATAAGAATTTTATAGGGGGTAAATGGGCAAAACCTAGTGTATCTCATTTGCGTAAGCTTTTACGTTATGTTTTTGAACATCCCGATCAAGTAAAAGAAAAAGGTAAAAAATCTGTTGAAAAAGCAAAACAGTTTGATATGAATTTAATTGGAAGACAAGCAAAAGAATTAATATTTGGAGAATAATTATGCCACAAGTAACAAAACTTTTTGAAATTACTTTTGAAGAACCTGAAAAGGATTGGCTTAATGATAATAATCTTGAGGTGATCTTAGGCGCGGCATTTAGTGATAAAGAAGAGGAAGCGCATAAGTTCACTATACGGGATCTTACCAATCGTACATCATATGAAGAGAACTTTGCAAAAGCCGTTGCTACTGTTGTTCCTGAAGAACAATATGATGAAAGTGAAATAAACACGGCACCCACAGATATACAAAAAAGAAATGATTTGTTACGTTCAAAAGCTGATGACGATAAAGTATCTTCTCCTCATAGTGCACCTGGTACAGGGAAACCTTGCACGGATCCAAAACAGTTTAAAGAAAAGCTCAGAACAGGCGGATCAATTTCTTTTTGTCCTACATGCGGTTATCAGTATTTGGATACTGATTTAATAAAGGAGTAAAGATGAAAGATATTATTGTACATTCATTACCATATAATACTGATGTATGTGGAGGAATTAAGGTACATTATCAACTTGCAATGTTAGAGCAACAAATGGGGTATGACGTATTTATGATATATCCGGGAGATAAAATCCCAGAGATAAGTTGGTTTAAACATAATTGTAAAGAAATGACTACTACTGCTTTTCAAGCATATCTAACAACATCAGGAAGAGAAGTATTTCTTTTAGTAGGGTATGAAGATATTGAATCATTGAATACCGTACCTGCTAAACATGTGGTTGCATACATACAAGGGCACGTATTTTTTAAAGGTAACTATGCTAAGCACGTTAAATTCTGGTATAACAGTAATTTTTGTAAGCAATTCTGTAAAGCAGAAGGAGAGATAGTCAGCCCTTATTTATCTAGAGCTTTTACAAATACATTTTCAGATTTTTCTCCTTCCTTATTAGATGAAGAAAATAAAAAAGATAAGTATAAGGTATTGATACAATCTCGAAAAGATGGTGCGGGGGTTTGGGAGAAAATAAAGCCATTGTTAATGCCTGAAATACAAGAAAAGATTAATATTACATTTCATAGTGATACTGATGAAGCAACATTCGCGCATGCTTTACATAATACTGATATCTTTATAGCACATTCTTATCCAGAAGGTTTTGGCTTACCTCCATTAGAAGCTATGGCTCTAGGTACTATTGTTATAGGTTATACAGGTGGAGGAGGATCAGATTTTATGGAAAACAATGTAAATTGTCTTATAGCACGCGATGGCGATGTTAAAGTGTTAGCTGATCATTTAACGCAAGTTATATTAAATTTCACAGCTAAAGATATATTTGATTTGAAAGTTAATGGTAAATGCACTGCTATTAAGTACAATGCATTTTCTACCTTTAAAACACTACGTAAAATTTTAAAAGGATATCACAATGCGTAAAATAATTGAAGAGGAATTTACACCTAGATATTTTTGTTCTACAGATGGAAATTCATATGATTTTCCTGGTAAATGCCCTTTGTGTGATGTAGAATTACAAGGATCAGTAATACATAGAGTACCGAGAGTATGTAATCTCTGTGATGAGGAATTTGAGGCTACTGTAAAGTATTTTGAAGCACATCCTAATTGTCCCGATTGTAAAGATGGTATTTTAGAAATATTACCGCCAAATGATACTCATTCTTTTGTAATAGATGGGCAATGGAACGGTGTTCCTATTGGTAGAAAAGTAAAAGCTCGAAATGAAGAACTTAAAAAGAAACATGCAGGCTATAGTTATGAAAATACTCCGTCTATGAGAGAAACAGTTACACAAAAAGCAATTGAGAGAAAAAACAAAAAGGGATAATAATGGATAATTTACTTGGTATTTATTGTTTTATTAGAAATGGTGTTAAATATGATTATCCATTTGTTGAATCAATTGAATCGGCCATCCCTATTGCAGACCAAATTGTAATAAATGAATGTGGTTCAGATGATAATACATTAGAGATACTTCAAAAGTTAAAAGAGAAATACCCTGATAAAATTAAAATTATAAGAGATGAATGGGTTACTCATCATTCCCAGTTAAGTCAGAGAGGTAATGCATGTATTCCACATCTTACTACTAAATGGCATTGGCAATTACAAGCGGATGAAGTGATACATGAAAAAGATTATGAAACTATAAGAAAAGCATTAACAGATGCCTTAGATAAACCCATAGATGCTTTTAAAACTCATTATTATCATTTTATGGCGAATTATGAAACTGAATTTGATTTTTGTTATACAAAAGCTACACGCATTGCAAGACGTGGTACAAATTGGTGGCTATGTGGGGATGCTGCGGAATTAAGTGGTGGAGATCCTAGTAGATTAGTGGAACTTACACCTGATGTTAGAGTATTCCATTATGGTAAAGTTAAAGAAGGTAAAACGGGATGGCAGAAAGAATGGGATTTTACACACCTGTATACGGATATTGGTTTTCCGGATCCTAAGATGATGGAAATGAAAGAAAAATTTGGCGAAGAATTTTGTGATTATGTTTATATATTTTCTGGCGCTATAGAAAAAGGGGAAGTAAGATATTATCCGGGTACACATCCTGCAGTAATGAAAGAAAAAATAGCTAATTTTAAATCTGGAGGATATGAACAGTTTATTTCTAGATTTAATAATTCATTGGATTTAAAGAAATTATCTGAAATGAAAGATCAGTTAGAAAAAGAAAAAGAAGAAAATGATAAAGATCTTACTGAAGAGGATAAAAATAGGATATATAAATGTATAAATGCTAAGTTAACTCCTGCAACTATGGATCAATATGCTAAAAGAATGAAACATGATTGGGATAAACGTGCGCTTAAAGACGCACCCTTTTATATAACTGGAAATGAAAAACATTCTCCTGAATGGCTGCGTAATATTGGGAAACATGATTATGAGACACATTTCTTATCTCGCTTTAAAAGCATATATGAAGATATTACAAAAGTAGGTACAATTTTAGAACTAGGTGCAGGCATAGGTAGAATGTCTGAATATATTGCAGGACATTGTGAAAAACTTATTGCAGCAGATATAAGTGCTGAATTTTTAAAAGTAGCCGAGCAGAGGTTACAAGCAATTGGTATTAATAATGTAGATTATCATGAGTTAGATGGCGCTACTTTATCTAATATACTAGATAACAGCGTAGATGTTGCTTTTGAATATATCGTATTTCAGCATATTGGCAGTTTTGACATCATTGCTTCATATTTAAGAGACATCAGAAGAGTGCTCAAAACAGGCGGTTATTTCATAATGCACGCGCGTGCAAACGATAAGGGAGCACCAAACGCCCTCAACATCGGCAATACATTTCATGGCTGTAGTGTTTCTTTGCAGTTAATGGAAGATACTATAAAAGAAATAGGGGATTTAACAATAATTGAACATACAGTATCAGATAATGATTACTGGGGAATTATAAAAAAGATAGGAGAATAAATGCATTACAGAAGTATTATATTATATGTAGCTGGTCCTTACGGAAGTTATGGTACAATAGAAGAAAACATTGCATCAGCTACGAATTATGCACAAGCATTGTGGAATGCAGGATTTACAGTTATATGTCCTCATACAAATACAGGACATTTTAAAAATGAAGATAATGGAGGCATTCCAGAACCTGATTATTTAGATGGGTATATGCATATAGTACCTAGATGTGATGGTATTGTATTATTACCTAATTGGAAAAATTCTCATGGTGCTAATAAAGAAAAGGAACTTGCTGATTCATTAGAATTGCCAGTTTTTGATCTTGAAGATTACACTATTGACAACATTAAAAGGTTTTTTAAAGATAAGAGTGAAGAATGACACTTTCTATTTGTACAATTTGTCAAGATGAAGAAGAACCTATTAGATGGTTTTTAGAATCTTGTAAACATACTTTTTCTGTATTAGGTGATGATCTAAAGGAAATTGTTTTAGTTGATGGTGGTAGTAAAGATAAAACAATTGATATTATTAAAGAATATCAAAAAGACTTACCTATTATTTTATTAGAACGTGAGTGGGATTATCCTGCTGCGCAAATGAATCATGGATTAAAGCATTGTCGTGGCGATTATGTATTTACTCCTGATGCCGATATGACATGGACTACTAATTTTCCCCGGCTATTTAAAGATAATTATTTTCAAAGAGGAGATTTTTGGGATTTTCCATTACTTTTTACAGGCAAAGACGCTTATCATTTCTTTCATAAATGGCCTCGTGGTGTAAATATAAGAATGCATAAAAGAGGACCTAAATGGACGAGAAAATATCATGTATTGTTAGACGGTCAAAAACCTGGCATTCCTGTTTGCAGAGCTGTTACTATTTTTGAAAATAGTTGCAGAATAAAAAACGATAGTGCGTTGATGCATAGAGGAGAAAGGCGTCAAAAAGATAAGGAAGGGATGTCAGAGGAAGGTGGACATCCTGGAGATCCAGATAGGTTTTATGGAGCAGCACATTCTGCTGAAACTGAAACGCAGTTGATCAGCGAGTTTAATAAAGCAATTGCTGATTTAATTTTACCGAGTACTAATGGATAATAATAAGTACAATTCTGTTCTTTTAACATCTATGAGAAGTCCTTATTTAGACGATGACAAAGTATATCCGCCATTGGGCTTACTTTATTTAAAATCTTTTTTACAGCAATATAATATTAAAGTATCAATAGATGATGATTTTGATTTTTTACAGCCAGATAAATATAAAGAATTTGATTTATTTGGGGCATCTGTTATGACACCGCAGAGAAGAACATCATTAGAGTTTTTAAATTTTTGTAAAGATAATTATAATTGCGATGTTGCAATAGGTGGACCACATGCATTACATTATAGACAAGATGTAGAAAAGGAAAAATGGGATTATATAGTAGCAGGTGATGGTTTTAAGTCATTATTGAAAATTATACAAGGAGGAGCTAATAGATTAGAAGTTAATCCTTTAACGAAAGATGAATGGCAAAATTTACCGAGACCTGATCGTACAAGTGAAGAAGCAACTAACTTACTTTCAAATTACAGTTATTCATTAGATGGCGTAAAATCTACAACAATGATTACTGCAGTAGGCTGCCCTGAGAGATGTACGTTTTGCGAGGATGCACAAACTGCTGTACGTTGGAGTAGCATTGATAATATTAAGGGGGAACTTAATGATATTAGTAATTTAGGTTATAAAGGAGTTTATATTTTTGATGACTTGTTTGCAATTGCATTAAAAATGATAAGACCTATATGTGATGAAATACAAAAAAGAGGATTGATATATAGATGCAATGGACAAGCTCGCTATTTTAATGAAGAATTTGCAAATGTTTTAGCATCGACAGGGTGTAGGGAAATAGCATTCGGTGCAGAATCTGGGTCTCAGTTAATATTAGATAATATTCAAAAAAGAACCACAGTAGAACAAAATTATAAATTTGTTGAGCTTTGTAAGAAGTATGGTATTGCTTGCAAAGCATTTTTAATGATTGGATTACCAGGAGAAACACATGAAACTATTGACCTAACTGAAAAGTTTATTAAAGAAGCACAACCTGATGATTTTCAATTGTCAATTTATTATCCATATAAAGGAACTACAATAAGAGATGAGATTGATTCTAGAGGTAGCAGTGCTGGTATATTTTTTGAAGGAGAAGGGTTAGGGGCATATGGACAAGGCGGAGGAAGTACTGAATCGGTAGTAAGAACAAATGCACTTACATCTGAAGAATTATTAAAAGAAAGAGATAGATTAGTGAAGATGTATAAACCAACAAGTCATAAACAGAAATGGTCATTTTTTGATGAACACTTAGTAACCGGAGGAAAAGTAACTTGATTAAAATTTCGTTATTACATATATCAAGACAAAGAGCGCCATTAGCTATAAAATGTTTTAAAGAATGGATGGAAAATTGTGCTAACCCTAAAGAAGTAGAATATATTTTGGGCGTAGATGATGATGATCCTACATTGCAGCAGTATGAGAATGTATTTTCTGATGTTGATAGGCTTACTTGCGAATCTTTTATTTTTAATGTAACAGATTCTAGAAATGGTGTACAGGCATTAAATAATGCAGCAAAAGTAATATCACCTACCACTGAAGTTATAATGAGTGTATCAGATGATGAAGGATGCCCTAAGAATTGGGATTTAGAAATATTTAAACTTTTAGAAGGGGTAGATAACTTTAAGGATCCTAAATTTATTGGTGTAAATGATGGATTGAATCCTTACGGAGGTACTTTTGTATTTTATATTTCTAATAGAGCTCACTATGAAAGATTCGGATGGGTATTGTGTCCAGAATACGATGGCATGTGGGCAGATAATGATATGACACAATTAGCTAAGAAAACAGGTGCACTAATCGATGCACCCCAATTATTATTTCAACATAAGCATTATTCATTAGGATTGGCAGTAAAAGATCAGATATATGAAAAAACTAACAATGCTAGGGAATTTGCAAAAAATGAGCAAGTCTTTTTAGGAAGACAAAAAAGGAATTTTGATTTATGATGAATGTACTTTTGACAGGCGGAACAGGCTTTGTAGGATCTCATATGATTGATTTCCTTCTTAAAAAGCAAACAATGATTTACTGCTCTAGAAGGTGGAGATCAAGAGATGAGAATATTAAGCATCTATATGGTAATGAAAGAGTAAAATTTATTGAGGCAGATTTACTTGATAGAGGTTCATTGGCGCGCTTGATTGAACTCTCTAAGCCTGATGTGGTTTTTCATTTTGCAGCACAATCTTTTCCTGAGACTAGTTTTATTTATCCCGTACATACACTTACAACAAATACAATAGGCACAACAAACTTTTTTGATGAATTAAGATTAGCGGGGAAAGAAGGACTTTGTGATCCTATAATTATAAACGTATCAAGTTCAGAAGTTTATGGAATGCCTAAGGAAGATGAAGTACCAATCAAAGAAACTAACCCTTTAAGAGCCGCGAATCCATATTCTATTTCTAAAGTAGGACAAGATTTTATAGGTAGATATTATTATGATGCATATGGCTTGAAAGTTATTACTACTAGAATGTTTTCTCATGAAGGTGCAAGAAGAGGTAACAAATTCGCATTAAGTAGTTTCGCACATCAGATTGTAAAGGCAGAAATAGAAGAAGCTGAAAATTTTCGTAATGATATTTATGATAAAGTTTATGAAATTAAGGTAGGTAATTTAGATTCTGTAAGAACATATGCTCATATCGATGATGCTGTGGATGCGTATTGGTTATGCGCTACCGAAGGTGAAATAGGAGGCGTGTATAATATAGGAGGATATCATACATGTACTGTCGGTGAAGCTTTAGAAGATTTATTATGTAAAAGTACACTACCGAGAGAGAAGCTTATTGTGACGGAGGATCCTGCAAGAATTAGACCAACAGATATAACACTCCAAGTACCGGATTGTACTGAATTTAAAAAGATGACAGGTTGGGAACCTCAAAAAGGATTATTTGAAATTACTACTGATTTATTAGAACATTGGAGAAATAATTTATGAACAAGTTACAACAGGCAGACATAGAAGCGTTGATAGGGGATACTCTTCCTCCTAAGACCGCGGGGTATTTTAAATCTATAACATTAGGGTATGAGGAAGTTTTAGAAAAAGACACATTAAGTATTGATAAATTAATTAATACTATGAGCGGTGGCGTAGAAAAACTTGCTGATTGGGATGGCTGTTGGCGAAATATTTTAAATAAGTTTAAGAGTACATCTTCTCCAGATAGTTTAATTCCTGGATATTTTTCTATGGGGAATTATTATAGATATCAAGGGCGTTTTATAAAGAGTACTGTACCAATGTTTGATTATCATATATTTACTATTTTAAGGATGTATGTTTTTGAGAAATTTTTTCAAAATATTATTTTTGCACATGAATTTGGGTGTGGTTCAGGATATAATTTGTATTTACTGTCACAAACCATTGAGGATATTACATATCTTTTTGGGTATGATTATTCTGCACCTGCTGCAGATACTATTAATGAATTTCATACTATTGGGCTTCATGCTACAGGTAAAGTTTTTGATATGAAAAATCCAGATCCTCAAGTATTATTCAGTGATAATTCGGGGGTGTTTACAATAGGCGCACTTGAACAACTAGGGGCAGTTTTTACTCCCTTTATAGAATTTTTAGTAGCGCGTAAGGCAAAGGTGTATGTTCATATGGAACCAATTTATGAATTTTATGATTTACAAAATTCTTTTGATTCAACACAGGCTCAGGTAATTAATAACAGAGGGTATCTTAAAGGGTTTCTTCCATATTTGGAAAGTTCAGATAAAATTGAAATTATTAAGAAACAACATGTAAGATTTGGAAGTATAGTGCATGAAGGGTGGAATATTATTGCATGGAAAATAAAGGAAGAAATATTATGAAATTAAAAGTATTTGTAGCAGGTGGGTCAGGATTTATAGGTTCAAATTTTGTTATGTTTATGCGGGAGTTAGGAATCCATGTAGATTACTGCTCTTCAACAGAAGTATTTTTTCAAGACGAAAAGAAAGAAAGTGTTGCGATTAAATCTCTTTTAGATCTAGATTTATCTGAATATGATTCTGTAATACATTGTGCAGCTTTTACGGGAGGAGTAGATGTAATTAAAACACAGCCGGATAAACTGATATCAGAGAATACAAAACTCACATTAGATTTATTAAGCAGTAGTGTAAGAGGCAGAGTTCGACAATTTGTGTTTATAAGTTCCTCTGCTGTGTATCCCGCATCTTTAGAAGAATTAAAAGAAGAAGATGGATTTAAAGGGGATCCTGATTCTGTATTTTTTGGACCTGGTTGGATGAAACGCTATTGTGAAAAGTTATGTGCGTATTATTATCAACAGTATGGCATGGAAATGCTAGTAATACGGCCTTCCAATCTATATGGGCCTTATGACCATTTTGATCCTACAAGATCTCATGTTATACCTGCTTTAATAGATAAATTTTCTACAGGAGAAGGTGGAGCGGTTTCAGTATATGGTACACCAAATGTACTAAGAGATTTTATTTATGTTAATGATTTTGTACAATCTGTAATACAATTAATAGATACTCCAACTACTATTGGATTTGAAACAGTAAATGTTTGTAATGGATATTCCATAAGTATGTTTAACTTAGTTAAAGAGATATGCAGATTAACAGATCCAAGTAAAACCTTTACTTTTGATGTTACAAAACCAATAACAAGAAAAGTACAAAAAATATGTGATGCAAAATTAAGGAGATCTGTACCAACGTTACCTCTTACATCATTAGAAGATGGTTTAAAGAAGACAATTGAATACTATAAACAATTAAAAGCGAGCAGTTGATGGATTTACAACAGAAAGTAAAAGAGTTAAAATTAAAAGCTTTTGAAAGAGCCATAACCCTTAAAAGAGGTCATTTAGGCGGAAGTTTTTCCTGTGCTGAATTTCTAGTTACACTATACTATTCAGGATTGTTTAAGTATAGAGCAGAAGACACAAGATGGGCAGAGCGAGATTATTTTATTTTGAGTAAAGGGCACTCAAGCAATGTTTTTCATGAAATATTGTTTGATAGCGGGGTTATAACAGAAGAGCAGTTAGACAGTGTATCAGGTCACTGTGATTTTGAAATACCGGGAATTGAAGCTACAACAGGATCATTAGGGCATGGATTAGGCATAGCTGCAGGTATTGCTCTTGGACTTAAATTAGATAATAAACCAAATAAAGTTATGTGTGTAATTGGGGATGGCGAACTCCAAGAAGGATCAACTTGGGAAGCTTTACATTTCATAAGACATCATAATTTATCTAATTTATTAGTAGTGCTTGATAAGAATACTTTGGGAAGTGAAGACTTCACAGATTATACTTGTAACCATAAAGGAGTAAAAGAGCGTTTAGAAAGTATGTTTTATTATGTATCCCAGCTAGATGGACATAATACTAATGATCTGAATTTACATTTGAGCAATTGGTATCAGAAAGCTTTACAACCTTCTATATTTATTTTGGATACTATAAAAGGTAAAGGACTTGTAACATTAGAAGGTACACCTAAATCCCATCATCATTTACCTGTTGGTGAAGATATTGAAAAATGTAGAAGGAGTTTACAAGATGAGTAAATCAACAAATTATACAGATTCAAGAGATGCCGTATTTACTGAATTAGAATATTTAATGATGGCAGATGAGAACATCGTAGTATTAAGTGGTGATACCGGCGCCTTTAAGTTTGAAACTTTTAAAAAGCAATTTCCCGGAAGATTCTATAATGTTGGCGTTGCCGAGCAAAATATGATGTCGGTAGCTGCAGGTTTAGCACTAGCGGGAAAGAAACCTGTAGTGTATGGTATTTCTAATTTTGTAACACTTAGATGTTTTGAACAGATAAAATTAGATATCTGCGCCATGAACTTACCTGTAGTAATATTAGGATCAGGTACTGGTTTTACTTACGCACATGATGGAGTAACACATCAGATTACTGAAGATGTAGCATTGATGCGTACATTACCTAATATGACTATTTTATCACCTTCTGATTATAATATGGCAGGGTCTTTATTACGAAGAGCATTGTTACAAGTAAATGGGCCTTGTTATTTAAGATTTGATAAGGGACCATTTGTTAGAAAATATGATTTTGAGGCAGATCAATTTCAACAAATACATAATTATATTTCAGAGGAGCACGATCCTAAAAAAGTAATTATAGCTACAGGGGTGACCGTTGATATTGCATTAGCATACCAAAAAGAATATCCGGATGTTCAGGTAATAGATATATTGCAATTGCATCCACCATTTTCATTTAAAAGTTTTGTAGGGGATGTAGAAGAAATTATAGTGATTGAAGAGCATTCCGTAGTAGGAGGCTTAGGGGATATGGTGATGAATCTATTTCCTAAAAAATCTGTAAAGAAAATAGGAATTAAGAAATTTATTAAAAAAATAGGTAACAGAGAAGAATTAAGAAAAGCTGCCGGTATTAAATTATGAGATTGCCTGAAGTATGTTTCGGTACATTCGGAATAAAAAGTAAAGAGATTTTAGACTGCGCATTGCAGAATGATATACGTTTTTTTGATACTGCAGAGAATTATGAGTATGCAGAAATATTTTTAGGAGAAGCAGTTAAAGATATAAGAAACAGTGTAATAATAGCTACTAAAATATCACCAGAACATACTGTTAGTAGATACGCAATTGAAGAAGCAATAAATGGTTCTTTAACAAGACTAGGAACTGATTATATAGATATTTATCAAGTACATTGGTCTCATCCTATGCATGATGATGCTGTGATTATTTCAACACTTCGTGATGCTGTTCAAGCTGGCAAGATAAGAAAGATAGGATTATGTAATCATTCGTTAACACAGAATATGAAATATTCTAAATACTTAGGGGATGATTTTATATCTACACAAGATGAATTTAATTTAATAGATAATACTTCATTATCCCAAGCATTACCATATAAGCAGTTTTTAGCATATAGTATCTTAAAACACAAGGCTATGTCTTTAAGAGTACATAGTTGCATAAGGAAACTTTCAAAAGATTATGGACTTACATATTCTCAAGTACAGTTGAGCTGGGTTGCAAGCCAACATAATTGTATTCCTATATTTACTTCTTCTAATCCAGATCACATAAAAGAAAACCTAGCAACATTTAGTGCAAGTACTTGTAATATACATGCAGATGATCTGCTAGCATTATCTGATATAGCAAGAACAAGAGTAGAATGGTTAGATACATCTTTAATTACACCTTTTGCAGATACTCAGACTTATTGCCCAACACCAGATGAGTTAGCTACAGCAATAAGTAATGCCGTAAGAATGAAGCCTATTAAAGTAATAAGGGACGGGAAAAAATTTAATGTAGTAGAAGGTAAAGCTAGATTTTTAGCTTATGCCCATTTTGGCCAAGTGCCAGCAATAATTTTAGGAGAATAACATGGAAGTAGATGCACAAGAACTTTATAGAAGCGAAAAAGAAGATAGAATAAGAAAAGAATTTGTGAATGTATTTAAGAATTGTCCAATTCCTGATGAAGACATATTACAGAATTTAGGGTTGTTTATATCATCTAAGAATTTGTCCAGGATGCTATTCATGGATCATATCTATAAATTGCAATTAGATGTACATGGTGTAGTAATGGAATTTGGTACTCGCTTCGGCCAAAATTTGGCTTTATTTTCAGCATTAAGAGGCATATACGAGCCTTTTAATAGGATACGTAAGATAATTGGCTTTGACACCTTTGAAGGCTTTCCATCGCTAAATAAAGATGCAGATAATCTTAGTACATCTATAATGCGTGAAGGAGGACTTTCATGCCCTCCTGCATATGAAAAGTATTTAGAATCTATTATGGAGTATCAAGAAAATGATAATCCATTATCTCACATAAAGAAATTTGAAATAGTAAAAGGCGACAGCACCGTAACTTTAGCTAATTATTTAATAAAATATCCAGAAACTATAATCTCTTTAGCATTTTTTGATTTTGATATTTATCAGCCTACGAAGGATTGTTTGCAGATGATAAAGAAAAGATTAGTTAAAGGATCTGTAGTAGCATTTGATGAACTTTGCGATAGAGATTCTCCAGGCGAGACAAAAGCTTTACGAGAAGTATTTAATTTAGGGGAAATAAGGCTTAAAAGATTACCTCATGCATCTAGAGTAAGTTATTTTATTTATGAAGGAGTAGTGTGATATGCAAATAATAGATCCATTACCTGAGTTTTTTAATGACAAGAAAGTTTTAGTAACAGGCGGAACTGGTTTAGTAGGTAGACAATTGTTGCATATACTTGCACCTATTGCAAAAGAAGTACATTCTGTATCTTTGGATAAGTTAGAACCTGAAGAAGGAGTGGTTTATCATAATGAAGATTTACGCAATTTTAATAATTGCTTAATTTATACAAAAGATATGGATGTAGTATTTCATGTTGCGGGCATTAAAGGCAATCCAGATGTAACTTCTTCAAATGTATCTACAGTATTTGTTCCTTATTTACAATTTAATACAAATGTATTAGAAGCATGTAGAATTAATAAAGTAGGAAGAGTTGTTTATACAAGTACAATTGGAGCATATTCCTCTAATGAAGTATTTAAAGAAACTGATATATTAGAAGGCGCCCCAATGGATGGTTGGGCAGGTTGGGCTAAAAGAATGGCAGAGATGCAAATTAAATCCTATAAATTACAATATGGACTGAATAACTTTATAGCAGTTCGACCTTCAAACATTTATGGGCCTGGTGATAACTTTGATCCAGATAATGCGATGGTCATTCCTTCTCTTTTAATGAAAATTATAAGGGGAGATGATCCTGTAAATATATGGGGCAATGGAACTGCTATTCGTGACTTTGTGTTTAGTAGAGATGTAGCAAAAGGATTGATGTTAGCCGCGTGCCATATGCCGAATGTAGATTATTTGAACATAGGATCTGGCATAGGTATTACGATTGCAGAGTTAGTTAATGTTTTACAAAAATTTAAAAGTTTCAATGCATTTTTTGATGTTGCTAAACCTAATGGATATCCTAAACGTGTTATGGACATCGCAAACGCCTGTAATTTAATATCATATGTACCTGGAACTTCTTTGTATGCAGGTTTGAAAGAAACAATTGAGTGGTTTTTAGAAAATACTGATGAATATAAGCAACGTAAAAATTATTTTGTGGAGGATGAAATATGAAAGTAACAGAGTCTTCATTATCAGGAGTACAAATAATAGATACATGCAGTAATTTTATTGATTATAGAGGGAAATATGCTGAAATTTATAACAAGCAATTTTATGCGGGTCTTGCTGCTCCAGAGTTTGTACAAGACGATATTTCCATATCTTCTAAACATGTATTAAGAGGAATACATGGAGATGATGGTACTTGGAAGTTGATATCCTGTTTATCCGGAAAGTTTTATTTAGTTGTTGTTAATTATCATAAAGAATCCCCGCAATTTGGGAAATATGAAACTTTTACATTATCAGGGGAAGATACTTTACAAATATTAGTACCAGCAGGTTTTGGGAATGGTCATTTAGTATTAGAAGATAATACAATTTTTCACTATAAACAGTCTACATATTATGGGGATTATAAACAATTTACTGTGAAATGGAATGACAGGTATTTGCATATTCCCTGGCCTATTGATAATCCTATTTTATCTGAACGTGATAGACATGGGCCATTTGATGATTTTCGTTCTATTTATGCTGGCGTGGTGTAGTTATGGAAAGAAAATATAATTACACATATGCAGAATTATTAGATCGTTTGAGTATTGCACAACTTAAATGTATTTTTATACCTGAATATAAATTAGAATATCAACAAGAGATAAATGACATTAAACATGATATTGACTTGCTGATTGTAGAAAATAGCATAAAATTAACAAGTAAAATAATGCATGCAACGATGATATTGATGTTAGCCAATAGATATATATGGGAAAATGAATCGAAGATACGTGAAGAAGGAAATAATAAAGAACAAGAAAAGCTATTAAAATTAACCCACTCCATTAATGGCGTAAGAAATAATGCTAAAAATATTATAAATGGGGAATTAGGTGAAAGAATAGATTTAAAAGTTGATTGCTTAGCTGCCGATCTTGTAGAAGAGTTTGGTAATTGGGTTATCAACTACACTGAATAATTTTAGGACAACATATGCAGTACAGTGTAGGATTTGTAAAGTACACAAAAAATCTTTCATCAGATACATATAAACCTTTAACAATTGTAGAAGAACAAGAATTATTACAAGCACACAGCCAGGGATCAAAAGAAGCTTTTGATAAAATAGTAAATGCTTATTTAAGATTTGTACTTTTTATATTGAAAGAGTTTAAAATACCGGATGATGTTGATGTTATGGACATCGTTCAAGAAGGCAACATAGGACTTATACATGGGCTCTCTAAATTTGATGTTACTAGATATTCTTGCAGAGTTTCAACTTACTGTGTATATTGGATTAGGTTTTTTATTACAAAGGCCTTGAGCGGATATTCAACTATAAGAGGGATTTTTGTACCTTTGCCGGAAGAAGATTTTGTATCAAATCAACCTAGAGTAGAAGGTAATTATTCAGTTAATATATCACAAGATATTATTAAACATGCCCTACAAGTACTTAAAGATAGAGAAAAATTAGTAGTAATACATTTTTATGGTTTAAAAGAACCATACACACCTAAAACATTGCAAGAGATTGCATCCATATTACATATTCACATAGAAAGAGTACGACAAATAAGAGATACCGCATTAGATAAATTAAATACAGATTTGATATCTCAAATTTCGCACACTCAATAAGGAGAGTATACATGACAGGACCGAGGTTAACAGACACATCAAAAAGAATTGCATATGATAGATATTTCACAGCAGAAGAAAGAAATATAGCAGATACCCAATCATTAGAAGAAGCGTATCATGCTATGTGTTTAAGAGTTTCAAATAATGTAGCACATGCGGAGAGTACACCAGAAGATAGAAAAAAATATTGGGGGAAATTTTTTGACGTATTATATACTCAAGATTTAATACCTGCCGGAAGGTTTTGGGCAAATGCCGGGGATGAAAATCAACAATTTCCAAATTGTTTTGTATATCCTATTAAAGATACAAAAACAAATGGGAGAGATGGTATTTTTGATACTCTCACGTTAGCTGCAGTTACTGCAAGTGGTGGAGGTGGAACAGGTTTTGATTTTTCAAGATTACGCAGTGGCGGAGTACCTACAACTAAAAGTAAAGGGGTTGCCTCAGGTCCTGTATCCTTTTTGAAATCTTATGATGCTGTAATGGAGAATATACGACAGGGAGGAACTAGACGTGCTGCTAACATGGGTATTTTAAGAGTTGATCATCCTGATATTTTAGAATTTATTTTCTTAAAAGATAAAACACAGAAGTACAGGCGCTTTAACATATCTGTAGCATTGACAGAAAAATTTATGGGGCAGTTAAATACAGCGCCTAATAATATCTGGTTAGTAAAAGATCCTAAAACGCAAGCGGAGTATGGTATTTTTATACCTTGTGAAAAAGAAACTCCTCTTCCTGATGTCGTAAAATTCTTAACATCTTCACATACTGATATTAGAGGGGATGAAATACCTAATTACATGCCTCGGAGATTAATACCTGTAGGAGATGCAACTACTGAAGCTGGTTTTTACATTACACCTCAAAATATTTGGGATTGTATAACTTTTAATGCTTGGAATTGTGGGGATCCTGGATTATTCTTTATTGATACTGCGAATTATACAAATTGTTTAATAAAAGACACTTATGATATTGATGACCCGAATTACATACGTGCAACTAATCCTTGTGGTGAAGAATCTATGGAAGATAATTCCATATGTATGCTCTCTTCTATTAATCTTGCTAATTTTGTAAGCAATGATGAATACCATAAAAACAATTCACCTATTGATTTTCAAAGACTCGCCGAAGTAGCACAATTAGCAGTTCGATTTTTAGATGATTCTTTAGAGGTTTCAACGTATCCTGCAGATTACATTAAGGAACATGCACTCGCAACAAGGAGAATAGGCATAGGTGTATTAGGATGGGCAGATATGTTAATTAAATTACGTGTAAAGTATGGGTCAGATGAAAGTTTTGAAATTGCAAAACAGGTAATGTCTACAATTGATAACAATACGTTTAAAGCAAGTATAGACTTAGGAAAAGAAAGAGGTAATTTCCCCCTATTTGAAAACAGTTGTTATGCGACTGGTGAAAGGGGATTTCCAAAAGTAGAGTATTTGAGAAATTCTTATAGGACGATGATAGCTCCTACGGGCACTACTTCTTTGTTAACAGGGGTCAATGAAAGTATTGAACCTGTATTTTATTTTTCTTATGAAAGGAAAGATGAAACTGGTAAACATACAGTAGAGAATTATTTATATAAAAAATGGCATGATACAGTTTTGGAAGATGCTAAAGTACCAGATTATTTTATTACAACAAATGATATACCTTATGAGAAGCATATAAGTATGCAGGCAGCATTTCAAGAACATGTAGACGTATCAATAAGTAAAACTATCAACATGCCATCAACTTCTACTATTGAAGATATTGATAGCGCTTATAAGGCTGCGTATAATGCTGGATGTAAAGGTATTACTATTTATAGAGATGGTAGCAAAAATGCACAAGTATTGAATGCGCCTGAAGATGAAGATGAAAAAGCCATGGAAATTTCGGTATCTCGTGAAGAAGGAGAATTAGCAGGATTGACATGGAAAGTTAAAACTGGAGATGGTACTTGTTTTGTTAATATAAGTAAAAATGGGGAAGGCAAACCTACGGAAGTTTTTATTAGAGTAGGAAAAGCAGGTTCAGGTATAAACGCTTATTCCGAAGCACTTGGGAGAATAATTTCGATAGCTTTACAACATAAAGTTTCACCTGATGTTATTTCAAAACAATTAATAGGCATACAAGGAAATAGTCCAATATTCCATACTGTAGGAAAGTACCATAAGGTATTAAGTGTACCTGATGCAGTAGGTAAGGTATTAGAAGAATTTTTAAATAAATCACAACAACTAGTATACAATGCAATTCCTGCCGATAACAAACAGCTTACTGCCACAGAAGAAATTTGTGATGACTGCCAACAACTTAAATACGAGTCAGAAGGATGTACAATTTGTGGTTGCGGTAGCATGTGCGATGATTAACATTGTGTATATTATAAATTCACTCAAACGTAGAAATGGTTAAATAATTTATGAATTCATTTTCCAAGATATTTGATATCAATCTGCCCTTGATTATACCGAAGCGTAATAAAGGGCATCACGAAGTAATGTGCAATTGTTCTTTAGAGACTAAAGGATTTATGAACATGGAGAATATTGTGTCTCATTTAGTACCTTTAGTAAAGAATACTTGTTTTGTGCATACGCCTAGAGATGTACTAAAGGAAATTTTGAAAATAGAAGATATGGAAGATTTAGTTTTTAGAATGAATTTCCTTTATCATGTGGATAGAGCATCTTCTACATTTAAAGATTCATTTTATGAAATGTCTTGTTTTTATAAAGTGAAAGGTATGAAAGGTGTTAGGCCTGTACTTGAAATGGGTGTAACTTTACCTATAAGGGTTAAACAGCCGTTTACTATGCTGGGGGAGATGATTTTTTCTGTTATAGATCCTTATGAAATATATTTTGAAGATATTTTAGATTATGTACAGAAGTATGGTGAAGTTAAGATGTATCCTCCGGTTACTTTAGAAGATAATACTAATGCAGTAAATATGATAGATGCGGGCAAATCTGTAGGAGAATATATGGATGCACTTTCACAAGAAAAAACAATAAAGAAATTAGGAAGTGCAATTAGAATTAACATAACACATCCTGATGTGTATAATTTTTATACAACCCAATACGAAAATGTTTGGAATACTTTATAATAAAGGAATAACTACATGGAAAAAAGAGTACCTAAATTACCGAAGACAGAAGGATTCTTAGCTAGTGGGGATGGATTATTTTATACTTTACAAGGAGAAGGCCCTACGTTAGGAATGCCTGCAGTTTTTTTGCGTTTACATTTATGTAATCTTAAATGTGATTGGTCTGATCATGGGGGAGAAATTTGCGATGCCTGGTATACTTGGAAAACAGATACTGAGGAATATTGGAATGAACATCATATTATAAAATTTTCTGAAGTTTTGCAGTATATGCAAAATAATAATTGTAGGAGATTAGTAATTACAGGAGGAGAACCATTATTACAACAACGCCATATAATCGCATTTTTGGAGAAGACTCCGGTAAATTATCAAATTGAGATAGAAACAAACGGCACTATTGAATTAGACGCTCGTTTGCAACAATTTGCACACGTGCAAATCAATTGTTCTCCTAAATTACACAAGTCAGGCAATGAGGAAAGAAAGGCACTAGTGGAATCAGCATTAGAGTCAATTGATAGTTTCTCAAATTCTAATTTTAAGTTTGTTGTTGTTGACGAAGAAGATCTCGGAGAAGTATCACAAATTCAAAATAAATACAATCTGAGTAGAGATAAAATAATAATTATGCCAGAAGGCACTGACGCATCTTTGCTATCAATAAAGATGATAGAATTAGCAGATAAAATAAAAGCGTTAGGTTATAGGTTAACCCCAAGATTGCAATGTTTTTTATATGGCAACACAAGAAGGACTTAAATATCAGACTATAGAAGGCAGTAAAGTTTGGCATAAATCATTTGATAATTTTGTAAAATCTTTCCATAATGGGATGGACGATTTAACGGCATTATATCAGGTGAAAGAAGCTATTGAAATGCGTAAAGAAAAATTTCATAAGAAAAATAAAATGAATTTAGTAGAAGTTTGTGAAGACGAGTTATTTTTTATTAATAGAAGATTAAGAGACGCAGGGTTATAAATAAATGATTCCGGTAGTAAATAAGTATGAAATTATATATGTGGATCCGCCTTGGGACTATAAAAGAAAAGGAGGACCTAAGCATATAGGGACGGCTGCACAGACTTATCCAACGATGTCCGATAAAGACGTGTATAATCTTAATGTAGACGAATTGGCAGATGATAATTGCTTTCTTTTTTTATGGGCAACTTGGCCTAAGTTAGCGGAAGGTATAAAATCTATTGAAAGTTGGGGATTTAGGTATGTTACTGCGGCTTTTGTTTGGGTAAAAACAAATAAGAAAGCTACTGAAACTTTATTTTGGGGTTCTGGACATTATACAAGAGCTAATAGTGAGATATGTTTATTAGGAGTTAAAGGAAAACCAAAAGTAATGAATCATGGTGTTCATCAAGTTATACCAAATGACATAATGCCGTCAGAACTTGTAGTACCAAATACAAAGCATTCTAGAAAACCTAAAGAAGCTAGAGATAGAATAATTAAATTGTGTGGGGATATAAAACGAATTGAATTATTCGCGACTGAGGATACTGAAGGGTGGGATGCTTGGGGATATGAGTTATTTAAGGATTTAAAAGGAGTTGATAATGGAAAATAAAGAAGAACGAATAGTAGAACGTTTAGAAGGTAATGATTGGGTACCTTGTAAGTTCATGTCACTTAAAAAAGGTGATATATTTAAATTGTTTGATAGCGGTGAAGATCCAATTGAAACCGGCAATCCTAATATTGCAACAAGTGATGCGTATATTGGGCAAAATCAAATATGGGAAATAAACTGCGACCCTTTCACAGAGGAGGCATTAGGAGATGGATAAACAAGCTATAGTAGAAAATGTAACAATAGATGTTAATGAAAAATTAACACAAAATAATCTCACTATGCCGCCGAAATTTTTATATGAGTGGATTGTAGATGCTATTCTTTTACATAATAAGATCGTACCTACCGATGCCCCTATAGATTATAATCACGCAATGCGGCTCGGAGAAGTATTACAACAATGGATAGTGGATGATAGTGGTCATCCACTAATGATTGATAGTAATGTATCATCACAGATTTTACAACACTTAACACAAGAAGGATGGACAATAATAGCGCCACAATAGATATTCAGTTTTCTCCAGTACGCTGTAGAATACTTACTCCGCTTCCAGAAGATGTGGAAGCCATGTTATATGCCGCGCTCTCGTATAGAACAGATGGTTATTTCTTTTCTCCTAAGTTTCAAAGCGGTAATTGGGATGGCTATAATAGATTATACAGTAAGCGCACTCATTCATTTAGACCAGGATTGATATATAGAGTAAAACAATTATTAGAAAAAGAAGGATTGTTTGTAAATATATTAGACACACCTGTTGCTGTTAATTATAAACAACGTAATTCAACGTATGTGCCGAGAGAATATCAAAAGATTTGTATATCAAAGATATTACAGTATAGATTTGGAATATTACAATCCCCTCCAAGAAGCGGCAAAACCCTTATAGCATTAGCCACAATTGATAGTGACAGGCAATTCCCGGCAGTCATATTATGTAGAAGTTTAGATTTGGCATACCAGACACAAGAAGCTGCACAAGCAATTTTCCCTGAGCACGAAATAGGCATAGTAGGAGATGGAAAATGTCATATAACTAATATAACAGTAGTAACTGTACAAAGTGCTTATAGTGCTTATAATAAAAAGTATAAAACATCTAAAGGGGAACATAAAGAAAAAGATTTACAAAATAAGGAATTAGTAAGAGTATTATTTGAAAGTACTAAAGCTTTATTTTATGATGAAGCTCATGAAAGTAGTGGCAGAACTAGCAGAATGGTTTTAGATAAATGCGTTAATGCTACAATGAAGATTGGTTTATCTGCAACACCCTTTGAAGAAGATGATGAAGAAGCAATGAGAGTAGAAGAATTTGTAGGGCCTGTCATTCATAAAATAACATATTCTGAGCTTATAAAAGAAGGATATTTACTCGCCCCAACCATTTATTTGTATAAGTTGCCAAAGATTGTAGTTGATGGAAATTATCAGAGCGTGTATAAACAAGCTATAACAGATAATGAATTTTTGACAGGGTTAGTTAAAAAGATAGTAGACAAAATAGTAGCGAAGGGGCATTCTGTAGTTGTACAGACTGAGTTTAGAGAACATTCTAAAAAGCTTGCTAAGTTTTTAGACTGCCCTTATTTAATAGGAAATGAAGCACCTGAAAAAAGAAAAGATATAATCAATGAGTTGAGAGATAAAACTCATTTATGCGTTGTATCTACTTTAATAGAGCAAGGTATAGATGTACCATCATTGAATTATACGATTAACTTGGTAGGAGGCGCTAAAAGGATACCTACTATACAGAGAATGCGTTCAATGACTGCTAAAGATGATAAAACAGTATGTGGTGTCATTGATTTTGAATTTCAATGTAAGTATTTAAGAAAACATAGCAATAATAGAAAAAGATTTTATAAATCAGAACCAGAATTTAATGTCGTATTAAGAAATATAAGCAAAAAGTCATTAGAGGAAATAACATGAAAAAATTATATGCAGGTATCGGTTCAAGAAAGACACCTCCAGAAATTTTAGCAAATATGCAGCGCATGGCTACTTCACTCGCTGAAAAAGGTTTCATACTAAGAAGTGGCGGGGCAAGAGGCGCTGATAAGATGTTTGAAATTGGTTGTGATAAAGTAGAAGGTAAAAAAGAAATATTTTATGCTAAAGATGCTACAGAAGAAGCATTAGATCATGCGGCGCATTTTCATCCGGCATGGATTAAATGTAATGAATGGGCGCGTGCTCTACATGGAAGAAATAGTATGATTGTATTAGGAGAAAAGCTAGATGATCCTGTAGACTTTATTATATGCTGGACTCCTAATGGTGGTTTAGAAGGAGGAACAGCACAAGGTCTTAGAATTGCAATTTCTAAAGACATAAAAGTTTATAACTTATTTAATAAAGAAGACGAAAAAGAATTACAAGCATTTATTAGAGAAGCACATGCCGATAATTAAGGTATCTCCATATAATGTAATTACTAAAGATTTAGATAAGTGGACTAACAGGGATTTTCTTTTTCATTTTTCTAATGAATTAGAAAAGATGGCAGGTAAAGGTCTTGATATTCCTCCTGTTGCTTGGCCTGGATTTTTAGGGCGTATAAAAGGTTTTAGAAAGAAGCTGGGATTAGGCAACACTGATTATAAAGATTTTATTGATAAAGTATTTCAACAATTATTCATTGCAAAGGATTATGTACCAACGTTTGGAACTATTGTAAGTGAGAAAATTTACAATATATTAAAGCATCATGCGCTCGATCAATATAGTAATGATGAATTTACACGATTAAGAGAGCAGCTTTACAGAGACGTTATGTTATTTAAAAAATCATGAATAGATTACATTTTATATCAGAAGAAAAAGTATTACAATTAAAAGAAACTATCATTGGTGTAGTATGTAATAATACTTGTAAAGGAACAGGTGTAATTTTAGACACTGCTGCAACCACAAAAACATTAAAAGATTGTGATTGCATTGATGTATTTAAGAAGCATACTTCTTATATTGGCGCAGGTATACCTAAAAAATATTGGGAGTTTGATTTAACTGTATTGGCAGAAAAATTTACACAAGAAAATGATACATCGCTTACGATAATAAATAATTATTGTAATAAGATTGAGAAAATGGTAGATGACGGAGTGGGAGTATATTTACAAGGGGTTTCTGGGGTAGCAAAGACCGCGATTGCATTTTATATTATGAAAAAAGCATTAGACAAGAGAATATCCTGTTATAGTTTACGGCTATCTCAACTTACTAAGCTTATGTATGAAAGTACTCAAGATGATTCAAAGAGGGATTTTCTAGATTTTATTAAAAAGGAAACACAGTTATTGTTCATTGATGAAGTAGAAAAAGATTTTGCAGTAGGAGATACTAACAAGTTTATGGGATCACAGGTTAATGATTTCTTTGGGTATTTGTATGATAACCAGAAGTCTTTAATAGTAACTGCAAATGTGCCTAAATCAGATCTTAGACATGTACATGCATTTAACATTGTAGATAGATTACAGGAATTAGTAGATATAATTTTAGTAGGAGAGAGTTTCAGAAGTTCATCAATAGCGTTAAATAAGATAATGAAAGATTAAATGGCATTAAAATTCCAAGATACGGATACCGAACAATATTTTCTAGCTTGTTGTTTAAGAGGGCCAGAACATTGGAAAAATATTCCAGATAGTTATCTACAAGATGATTTGTGTAGAAAAGCTTATAAAGAATATAAGAGATTTTTAGCCCCTCCTTATTCCACATATCCTACTGCTGAATTAGTTATATCTAAATCTTTAGATACTGAAGTAAAGTTGTTTACTCAAGAAATAGCTACAATGACGGTAGATACGAAGTTAACTAATACTAAACTTTATGATTTATATGAAATGTACGCATCTCGTACAGTTCTTGATATTATTGAGAGAGTTCCTAATGAAATGGAAAGATCTCGTATTGAAGAAGTAGTAAGAGCTAAAATATATGATCTTTCAAAATTAGTAAACCCATTTGAAGTAGGACAACGTGAGAGAGGGTTTATTTATGAAAGTGCATCCGCGCGATGGGCTAGGTATAGACAGGTTGAATCTAATCCTAACATGAAAGAAGGTATGCCTTATCATATTGAAGAATTAGATAAGCATACAGGAGGAATGCGAAAATCTCATGTAGTAGGATTGTATGCAGAGAGTGGAGGATATAAAACCAAGACAAAAGCTAACCTTGCTTATAATTTTTCTTATATAGGGGGAAAGCATGTAATGGTTGTTACTCTAGAAGTTCCCTTTCAGGATTATAATCTAATTGTTGATAGTAGAGATGCGTTATTATCTTTTGGGGATATTTTAGGAGGCAGCTTAGAAGGTAATAGAGAACATTATAGACAGCGTTTAATACAGAATAAAAAAACAAAACCAAAAATGTATCTTGTTGATATTCCGGGAGATGCAACAACTGCGGATTTAATTTCTGAACTAGAATTATACTATACAGTGCAGGGCAGATATCCTGACGTACTAGTATTGGATTATTTAAATGAAATGAGCCCTGTTGAATCTTGGAATAATACAAGTGAAAAATTTAAAAATGTAGGCGTTGAGATAAGAAGAATTGCAAGGATGTATAAGATTGGATTTCTTACAAGCATGCAGGAGAACAGAGAAGGCAAAAAGATAAAAGATAAAGCTAAAGTTGGCACAGAGCACATATCTGAAAGTCATTATTTTCTAAATGTATGTCATCTGATGATGCATTTGTACCAAGATGCTGAAGGCATTGATGAAGCAACTAATCAATTACACTGGAATATCAAGAAAAATAGATATGGGCCTAAGCACGTTGGTTTTACTACATTTTGCAGTGGTGACCTCAATTATGTAGGGGATAAGAAACTATTCGTACCCTATCAAGAAGGATTAGTAGAAGGCGTATGATAGACGATTTTAGGGAAATATTAAATCACTATAATATAGAATTCAAAGAGAAGTTTGGCGCCAGAGACATAGATGTATTATGTCCTTTCCATGACGATTTGAATTTTGGCAGTGCGAAGTATAATGAAGACAAAGATGCATTTCATTGTTTCAGTTGCGGGGCCGGAGGCAATAAATTTCAATTTGTGAGCAAGTTGGAAGGATGTAGTTTACAAGAGGCGGAAGCACTCCTCAGTAGTGATTTTAAAGAAGGCAAGAAGACCTACAGTGTGCAAATCATAGTAGGCAACATTGAAAGAAAAAAGAAAAGATTGTTGGCTAACCAGGATAATTTAAAAATATTAGATACCACTTGTACGAGAATGTTATATTCCATATCAAAAAAGCATCCTAAGTATAAATTCGTGAAGGAGTGGTTACCTATAATAACATTTCTTAGAGGACCTACGGCACAGGCAACACTTGAAGAAAAAAGTATTTTAAACATATATTCCGTATTCACAACACAATTAGGAAACTTATTATGAGCGAAAAGACACTCCCCGATTTACAAAATGAAGAAGACCTACGCAATATTGCTATTGACAGAGTAGGCATTACCAACGTTTATTTTCCAATAAAGGTGCGATTAAAAGATGAGGATAAGCATGAATACCGACAAGTGTCTGCACTTACTAAAATATTTGTAGGATTACCAAAAGAATTTAAGGGTGTCAATATGTCACGCTTTATGGAATGCCTGATGGAATTTAATCAACATACCATATCTGCACAGTCGATGCCTAAGTTGTTAGATTTGTTAAGGAAGAGATTAAAAAGCAAAGATGCATATGCGCGTTTTGAGTTTGATTATTATGTAGACCGCAAAGCCCCTGTATCAAAGAAAGTTGCACCTCAGCGATATCGTTGCGCATTTACCGGCATTAAAAAGAATGGTACATATGATTTTATAATAGAAGTCAATGTAATTGCTGCGAGTTTATGCCCATGTTCAAGAGGTATGAGTTTACTTAAAGAATTAGACTGGAAAGATCTTAAAGGGGATTTTGGAAAAGAGGATAAGGAATTATTTGAAAAACTAGGAAAAAAAGATGCAGCTAAACAAATAGGAATGGGAGCACATAATCAAAGATCTAATATTAGAGTTGAATTATTAACTAAGCCTGGGGAAATAGTCTGGATTGAAGATATTATTGATCTTGTGGAGAAGCAGGCATCTGCGCCAGTCTATCCTATACTTAAACGGGCTGATGAGAAGTTTGTTACAGAACAAGCTTATAATAATGCTAAATTTTCAGAAGACATTACAAGAGATGTACAACTCGCAATAGAAGGGCTTGATAATATCGAATCGTGGGCACTGCGTGTATATAATGAGGAATCAATACATCCTTATGACGTAGCTTGTTATCAACATAGTGAGAATTGGAGTCGTTAATGAAGAAGGGCTTTTGAGTAAAACCTATTACATAAGTGATCATCATTTTCACCATGCCAATATAATAGAGTATGAGAGCAGACCTTTTGAGAATCTTTCTGACATGGATACCTTTATGGTGAGCGCATGGAATGCGACTGTATCTCCTGAGGATACCGTAATTTATGGTGGCGATTTAGCTTTAGGGAGTATAAGGGGGTATAAATCGAGAATAACACCTTTAGTTGCATCTTTAAACGGTAAGAAAATATTAGTCAAAGGGAACCACGAAAGATCTCAAAAAACATCACGTGCCATAGGTTTTGATGAAACGCATTCTTATTATTTTAAGGATGGGGTTTTAGTAGTACATGACTTAATGAAGCAGTGGGATAGACTATGTCAACAAATTAATGAAGCTGATTATGTTTTATATGGGCATGTACATAGGAAGTTGTTAGATGCTCCTGTAGTAGCGGGTAAGAAGAAATTCATAAATATTTGTGTTGAACATTTAGATTATATACCGAGAACTTTAGAAGAATTAAAAGAAATAAGAGATAAGCAATTATTTACAAAAGACTGGGAACATTTTTACGAAGTAATAGGGGGTGGTAATGAGTAAATGGGAATGGTTTGGAAGTTTAAAATCTGCAAAAGGGCTTTCAGTTAAGGAATCTTATACAAGAGCTTTTCATGATCCCGCGTATTTAATCGCTATGGGATCTTTAACAATAGCACTTATTTTACGATTATCAGGAGTTATATAATGAGTAAACAAGCTGTATTAAGTTTATCAGGGGGTATGGATTCCTCTACTTTATTAATTCATTTATTATCTGAAGGTTTTGAAGTTACCGCACTGTCTTTTGACTACGGGCAGAAACATAATATTGAATTAGATAGAGCCGAGCAATTAGTAATGTATTTAAACGAAGCTTCTTCTAACATGGATTACCCAGATATAAAACATCATGTAATCAAACTAGACGGTCTTACAGAATTATTAGGTTCTACACTAGTTAAAGGTGGTGACGATGTTCCTGAAGGACATTATGCAGAAGATAATATGAAAGCAACTGTCGTACCTAATCGTAATAAGATATTTTCTTCGATATTGCAAGCAACTGCATTAAGTATATCTAATGCTAAAAAATGTGGCGTAGTTATAGCACTAGGCATACATTCAGGAGATCACGCTATTTACCCAGATTGTAGAAAAGAGTTTATTAGCGCAGATTGGCAAGCTTTTGTAGAAGGTAATTGGATTGATTTTTCAATACTTCCTTATATGCCATATCTTGAAATGGATAAATTCGGAATACTACAAGATGGACAAACTGCATGTGCACGTTTAGGAATAGATTTTAATGAAGTATATAAGAGAACAAATACTTCTTATAAACCCATATTCCATAATATCGAAGTGGATGACCAGAGGGGATATACAGGAATATTTTCCGATTATAAATCTGGATCTTCCGTTGAGCGCATTGAAGCGTTTATTAAATTAGGGGTTCCGGATCCTGTTGATTATGCTGATGAAAAAGGACCTGTTACTTGGGATGTAGCAAAAGCACATGTTGAAGAAGTGTTAAAATAAGAAGGAGTAAACATTATGGGTTTAAAAATGAGTGGGTACATTTGTGATAAATGCCGTAAGATAATTTTACATCCTCAAAATATACCCTGCGAACTTAGCGGATGGATAAATGCTCTAAAGCTTGAGGTACGAATATATTGTACGGAATGTGGTGAAATAGTAAAAAGGGCAGAAGAATATATGGCGCTTAAAGATGCGCATTTAGATGATAGCGAAATAAGCGCATAATTCCGCATATTCACATATAATTTCATATATTGGGGCAAAATTTTGCCGGGACTTTTCAGTGCTATGTTTGTATATTTAATTCAATGATTAAAATAACAAATAAAGAAAGGGCGTAATTAATGCAACCAGAACAGATAGCTTTATTAATGACCGAAATTGATATCTTATCTCTTAAAGCCTGCCGCGAAATGAAACCCGCCGAACGTAATAGATTTTTTAAATACCAAGAAGATAGAATATCTTCGGAAGAGGGTTTAAAAAAGAAATATGCATCTCCTGTGCGCACTTATTATAAGGGAGCTAAAAAAGGACAGACAAAAACAGTTTATGAAGTTGATGGTTTAATATTTGAAAAATTATGGAAGCACTTAGTGATGTATGCTACAAAAGCATCTATGTATAGTCATAAGTCAAATAACTTTCAGGATTTCGAAGTACAGAATGATGTAGCTGATATTAAATATCAGAGTTTTTTCGTATTAAGGTTTTGGGGGCCGAAACCTAGTGGTCAGAAATTTTCAATTTTCTTTAAATTAATTGTTAATAATATATTAACAACTTCCGCAAGAAGAAGAGGTGTTTATAAAGAAGAGGGAGATTTTACGAATTGGTTAGATACTAATAATTATGATGAAAGATTTTGGGATGCTTATCAAGATAAAATTGAAGGTATGAAACGCCCTCCAATGTTTATAGATTTTATGTATGACCAATTTTTAGATCTATTCTTTAAGAAGGATAAACAAGCAATATTAAAAGCACGTAAAGCGCATGATAAATTGAAAGATGGCACTGTATTTGTATGGAGTAATAAGAATTGTGCAAGAACAATGACTAATCATAAAGCTAAAAGTATTTTTGCACCGATTAGTAAAAATTCAGGGAGCGGCGAAGAGAGTGTATTACTTGATGTGTTGTCAGATGATTCGACAGGCGTTCTCCAGGATTTTGATATTGATTTAGAACATTTACAAATGCCTGAACATTTAAAAAAGCAAGAATCTAAATTACGCGCATCTATACGCATGATTCTTGATGGAGAGTCACTCACGGCAGCTGCTAAGAGTATAAATATGCAGCCATCAAGATTACGCCAAAATCTTATGCAAGTAGTAGGGAGCTCGTAAACAGGAATTATCGTGTATATAATTATTAATGAAATTTAAGGAAATATAAAACATGGATGAAAAAGAAAAAGCGGATCGTTTAAAAATGTCAGACACTTACCCACGTTTGATGGCGCGAGACGCAGAAGTCGGTAAGGAATATTTAACTGTAGGTATGCTATATAAGATAAAGGTAGTTAAAGTGAACGGAACTAATTTAGGATGCACAAGCGTTACCGTTGAAAGTGAAACTAATGACGAGAATAAACATTTGAATATATCTGGTACTACTGAGCTTATTGCATATGATAAAAATCTTCATATACCTTCTGCAAAAGTAGAAACTGCATCTCCTGAAACTATTACTGAATCTCCTGAAACTATTACTGAATCTCCTGAAACAACATCTGTAACAGAAATTAAAGAAGAAAAGAAAACAACAATAAAGAAAGCAGAAGAGATGGACAAATCAAAAAAGATCAACATGTCTGGGATTATTAATCCATTACTTATGGAAGGGAAATCCGCAGAAGATATAGCTGATGCTGTTATAACAGCTCATGATGATATAGGGGTGGGCGCACCTGAGAGAGTAAATCTTATACGTCAGATCAGAGGACCAAGGAAGTATAATTTGATTAAGAAATTGGAAAAAGATAAAAAAGAAGTGCCTGCACACCTGACAGAAAAAACATCTAAATAAACATTCTATTTATTGACCTTTGAAAGCCCGGTATTGTACTGGGCTTTTTTATTATACGTGTATTATAAATTTATTAAATTAATAGGAGTTAATATGCGAAAATCCGCATTACCACTAGCTGTAGAATTGCCAGTATCTTTATTTCATCAATTCTGCCTTACAGACTATGATTTTGTTATAGCAAGTTATTGTGAGGATAATGATTCGTACGATGCTTTTTATAAACAACTTCGAAAAAGTGAACAATCACGTTTCATGATATTAGATAATGGAGCATTCGAAAATGGTAAAAGCATGGAGTTTGCTGATTATTCTGAGATAGTTAAATCATTAAAGCCTGACCAAGTAGTATTACCTGATGCTATAAACGATGCGCGTACAACTATTGCAATGTCAGATGAATTTTTACATAGGGCATTAACAGAATTGAATGTACCTAGTTATATGGGAGTATTACAAGGTGAGAGTATAAATGATTATTTATTTTGCCTGGAATATTATATAAGGCAATCTAAAAAACATCCAATTAGAACAATTGGGGTTCCTTATCATATGTTTTACCGCCCTACACTTTTTAGAAAGACTAATATTATTGAAACGTGCGAAGAACATGATTTACTTATCCATATATTAGGATTACCTAATCCTTATGAAATTTTAGACCTTATGAAGTTCAATCAGATTTCTTCAATTGATACATCTTTACCAATATCAGCAGCACATAAAGGAATGGCATTGATAGAGAACGATTGGCCTCTTGGAGTACGTGCTCCAATTGATTGGATAGCCCCTACAGAGATTAAGAAATTAGCAGGTGAGAATATCCTATATTTAAAAGAGCTATGTGAGGTTTAATGGAGTTACTTAAATCACACCATGATCGTGCATGCCGGGATTGTAAACTAGGTAATGAATTATCTAGAGTTGTTCCTTCTAGATTGCCTGAAGGTGCAAAGGTTTTATTAATAGATGATAAGCCCGGTAAAGAAGATAGTAGTAAACAATCTTATTTTTGTGGGCCTGCAGGTAAAAAATTTAGACAGATATGCACAGAAGTAAATATTAATTTATCTACTGTAGGAATTGCATACATTGTAAATTGTAGACCTCCTGATAATCAAACACCTAGCAAAAAAGAAATAAATACATGTACAAAATATTTGTACAAGGAAATTGAGGAATTAAAACCTGAATTGATAGTACCGTTAGGAAGTATTGCACTTAAAACTATATTCCCTGCTCTTGGCGCTATTACCCAAGCAAGAGGAGAGATGGTTACACATCCAGAACTTAAATGCCAAGTATTACCTACATTTTCTCCTTCATATCTTGAAGTGAATCCAATTGAAAGATCTAAAATAGTAAAGGATATGAAGAAAGTCGCGGATTTCATTGATGGTAAAATAACAGTTGATAAACCTGAGCCAGTCGATTATCACATCGTAACTAATAGAGCACAATTAGACTGGGTTGTAAACAAATTACATACACATGATTTATGGTCGTGCGATACTGAGACAACATCATTGAATCCATTAGAAGCTGAGATTTTTATTATTTCATTTTCTTGGGAGACTCATTCCGCAGTATTATTGGATAGTAGATATTTTAAAGATGATTCATATTATTTCTGGTCTAAAGTAAAAGAAGTCATGGAGAATAAAAGTCGCAAGGTATTTCAAAATGGCAGTTATGATATACAATGTTTTATAACACATGAAATATATGTTAGAAATTTTATTGCAGATACTATGCTAATGCATTATTTACTCAATGAAAACGAAAAACATGGATTAGAATTATTGGCATGGGAATATACTGATATAGGAGGCTATGATGCTCCTTTAGAAAAATACAAGAACGAAAATAAAATTGATAACTATAAAGATATCCCAATGGATGTGATACATCCTTATGCTGCGGCTGATGCTGATGTAACATTAAGAGCATATTTGGCGATGAATCCTTTAATTGAAGAAGAAGGATTATCTTTTGTACATAATAAGGTTATGATTCCTACAAGTAAAGTTTTATTAACTACTGAATACAATGGTGTATCAATTGATGTACCTTATTTAGAAAAGACTATCGAGAGTTACACTGACAGAATGGAAATTCAATTAGATGTAGTGAAAAACGTTCCTCAAGTACGTCAATATGAATATGACTGTATACATCAGGTAAAGGAAGAAATAAAAGCACATTGGAGTAGATCAAAAACGCTTGTTAAACGACATCCTACATTTGAAGATTATCTTAGTATGAGGTTATCGAAGAAACCAAAGTTACTTGATTTTGAATTTAATATTAATTCTCCTAAACAACTCAAAGAGTTATTGATTGATAGGATGAAATTACCTGTAATTAAAAAGACAAAGTCAGGAGGAGCATGTACAGATGCTGAAGTATTAGAGGAATATGCTAAGAAGAATGAATTTTGTGCATCTATTTCAAAGTATAGGACATTGAGCCATCTTAAAAGTACTTTTTTGGATGGTATAAGAGGCAGATTAACTGAAAAGAATAGAGTACATACAAATTATTTGTTACATAGTACTGTAACTGGAAGACCTTCTTCAAGAGATCCTAATCTTAATAATATCCCACGCACAGGAACAGCTGATGATATTAAAGATATTTTTTGTTGTGATCCTGATATCCCTGGACAGCCTATAAATTGGTTATGTGAAGCGGATTTAGCACAAGCGGAATTTCGTATGTGGATAGATTATGCTAAAGATAAGCAAGCACTTTATGATTTGAATATGGGCATTGATATACATAAGTTGATGGCAGCAGCGGGGAAGGGGAAAGTTATTCCCGAAGGTAATCTCCCAGACGACGTATACGAAGAACTTATAGCAGATGTTATAAAACCTGAAAGACAGGCAGCTAAGAATGTAGTATTTGGATTGATGTATGGAAGAGGTTCAGCTAGTGTTGCTAAACAGTTAGGCATTTCAAAAACACAGGCCGAAGTTATTATAAATGCTTTCTTTGGAAGATATCCTTCTGCATATAAATGGATTAGAACTACTACCGCGCATACTAGAGTAGATGGTTATTCAAAAAGTTTATTTGGAAGAAAAAGAAGATTAAAAGATATACTTTCTTCGGATAGTAATAAGATGGCAGAAGCTGAAAGACAATGCATCAACGCCCCTATCCAATCTGCTGCATCTGATTTAACGTTTATGGCAGCTATTAGAATACATAGATATTTATGGGCAAAAGAATTAAAGACACGATTAGTACTTACAGTATATGATTCTTTGATATTTAATATTCCGGATAATGAACTTCAGGAAGTACTTGCTTTGATACATGTTGAGATGAAAAGAAAACCTGAAGATGAAGCATTTGAACCTATTATAGTACCTTTACTTGCCGAACTTCAAGTAGGTACACATTGGGGATCTTTAGAAGAAATAGATATTACAGATGACTGGAATGTCGTGTATAATAATCTCATGAAAAATAGAGAAATAGTCGCAAATGGACTATTAGCATAGATTATAGCACATTTAATAAACAAAGCGCATATAGCGCAAGTATAGGAGAAATAATGGCGTTTAATGAAGATAAAGCAAGAGAAGTTATTGAAGAGGTACTTAATAGGCTTAAAGTATCTGCTGACAAATATAAAGATGCTTATGTAGTCAATAATATGACTAAAGAGCTCAATGATGAGTTCTATGATATTATTGGATGGCCTTTGATGATGGTATTACGTATGCAGGAAGCAATGGAGAAAAAGATATATAATTTCGATAATATTTATTGGGACAAGTTTTTAGCTAACCAAGATGCAGATTTTCTCGGCAAGATGCAATTGATGATAAAAGCAGAACTGGCTAGAAGATTAGATAAAACAATTGAAGAGTTAGATAGCCAAAATAAAATAATTCATGATGAGATAGAAAAAGATGCCAGTCATCAAGATCAATAATAACAAGCCTTCCGGAACTGAGATAATAGTAGGTAATCCACAAAATGTATATTTTGTTATTGACGCTGAAAGTTTAGCTCATATAGGTTACCATGCTTTTACATGTGAAAAGAATACTTTAAGGACTACTGCAGGTTTATTGAAAGGGGCATTTCATGGTTTCTTTTTGATGTTAAAAAATCAAATAGAACGACATTCCCCTGTTGATCTTTATTTTTGTTGGGGTGATAAGAGAGAGAATTTATTACGCAAGCAACTCTATTCTGGGTACAAATCTCATAGAAATGAAAACACAAGAGAAGGGCTAGATGATCAAATAGAAGATATCCAATTAGCAATTTCTAGGTTAGGATGGGTTCAATATACTAGTGATAAAGGATATGAAGGTGATGATGTAATAGCATCACTTGTGAAATCTATATTAGAGAAGAAACAAAATACAATTGAAGATTTTAAGATTGTAATAATATCTAATGATAAGGATATGCTACAATTGGTTAATGAGCGCGTAACAGTATGTACACCTTCTCATAGTAATTACGTAGAATACACAACTGAAAAAGTAAAAGAGAAATTTGGAATAACTCCAGATTTCTTATCTGACTATCTTTGTTTAGTAGGAGACAGCAGTGATAATGTACCTGGTGTTGCAGGGATAGGTCCTAAAACTGCAGTACAACTTCTTAATGATAACGGCAGGATCAGAGATTGGTTTGCTAACATACGTGATATTACTACAAGTGCGTATATTAAAAGTGTATTAATAGGCAATCGGGAAAATATGGTAATAAGTAAAAGATTAGTCACACTGAACGATTTTTACGATGCTCCTCTAGATAAATTAGATTTTAAAGGGCGTGAGAATAAACTTGCGTCGTTATCTTCATCGCCTGAACCTATTTTTGATAAATATGAAATGACTGAAATTAGACCTTATAATTTTTTATTATTTTAGGAATGATATGTGGGAAACAATATTACATGTATTAGGCATTTGCCCGGATCATTTAGCACATTTTAATTTATTAGATTTGTTAGTATTTGGGCCCGTTGCCTTTATAATGTTAAAAGCTAAAAGTATATATTACGGGATTAAAAATGTCTTTAACAAGAAAAACACGTTATAGAGGGTTTAGTTTAGGTAGTTTTTATTATGCATATGCATATTCAGCTAAAGCGGTTAGATCACTATTAAGACGGCAAGCATTGAATAAAGTAGGCAGGTATGAT